GGCAAAACAAGATTCAAGCTATTCAGTACGAAGATCACCTTTATACAAGAACATCGCACTACTCTTACGAGATAAACGACAATAAATTAATGCTATACCCAACTCCGCAAGAAGTCTCGCCGGAAAAATTCTGGTTCAGATTTAATGTTGAGTCAGGAAACGAAGCTTTTGCTACCGGATCTTATGATTCTGGTGTAAATGGCGTAAACAACATGAACACTCTTCCGATGGAAAACCTTCCTTTCGATAGAATTAACTCCATTGGTCAGCAGTGGATAAGAAGATTTGCCTTAGCCCTTTCGAAAGAGACATTGGGTCAAATCCGAGGTAAGTTTGGTGGAGCTGTTCCAATACCGGGAGACAATGTGCAGTTGAATGCATCAGATCTCTTATCTCAAGCATCAGCTGAGCAAACTGCTTTGCGTGAAGAGCTCAACAAGCAACTTGACGAGATGACATACGCTAAACTAGTGGAAACAGACAAAAACATGATCGACAATACAAATTCAATTGTTGGGAATACGCCTTTAAAGATCTTTGTGGGGTAAATAAATGTCAGAATGGGAAAGACCAACACAACCACCTTCGCCGATGTTCTTCGGAGAGAAGGAGAAGAACCTTGTTAAGCAGGTTAACGACGAAATCATTGAAAGAGTCGTTGGTCAGCAAGTATTGTATTTCCCAATTGATATGGAGACCACAAATTTCCACCCATTGTATGGAGAGGCCATAGACAAGAACTTTTTGCACCCAATTAGAGTCTATGCACTTGTAGAATACCAAGGAGTCGAGACAAGCTTCATGGAAGGCGTCGGTATTGACAAGAAAACGGGTCTAAAAGTTAACTTTCACAAGCGTAGATTGACAGAAGATCAAAATTTATTCGTCAGAGAAGGAGACTTCGTCCGCTACGGAAGTATTTACTATGAGATAGTGAAGATAAACGAGCCAAAACAACTATTTGGACAAATCGACTCAAGATTTGAAGTTACGGCTGAGTGTATTAGAGCAAGAGACGGAGTTTTCAATGGCAATTAAAGAATACCCTATGACTCCTTCAACGATTGAGAACATTGACTTGGCAATATACAAACTTATCAATGAAGAGTTTGATCTTCATACCAAGACCAACTCCGGCTTCAAGAAAGTACCTGTGCTTTGGATGTCTCCGGAAAGAGCTGTCAATTCAAAAGACAAAGATATCCGAGATTCTGTAGGAAAGTTAAAACTTCCACTTATAACAATAGACAGAACAAGTTTTAACAAGGACCCCCAATTTAAAGGTGGGTGGCAAGCACACATCTTTCCAAACACAACAGGTCCGAGAGGCTACAGGAAGCATCAACGACTGGTTTCCCGAAAAATCGCTCAAGCTCCAACAAGAAAGTTCGCATCTTCAAAAAGCGGACAATTTAACGGACAACAGAATTATCCCGTAGAGAACAGAAAGGTTGTCTATGAGGAAACTTACGCACCTATCCCTGTTTGGGTGACTGTAAATTACTCTATCAATTTAAGAACAGAGTATCAACAGCAAATGAATGACCTTATGGCACCATTTGCTACGAGAACAGGATTGATTAATGCATTAATTGCAGATTACAATGGTCACCGATATGAAACATTCATACAAGGAGACCTTACCACATCTAATAATTCCAATAACCTAGCCGAGGAAGAGAGATCTTTTGCAACGAAAGTTGATTTAAAAGTGCTCGGTTATCTCCTAGGAGACGGAACGAATGAAGAAGCCCCAAAACTCACTACGCGAGAAACTGTTGTAGAGGTAAAACTCATTAGAGAAAGAACAATTGTCGGAGACTCAAAACCATGGGAGTCCGATGATGATAGTTTTAGAGACTTTTAGTGATTTTGGATAATAGAGCTACTATTTATTAGGAAAATGATTTTATTAAGGAGATAAATCGATGGCTAAAAAATTTGATTTTCTTTCACCCGGAATTGAAATCCGCGAGATTGACCAAAGCTTCATCCCACAAGAGGCAGACGCATTAGGACCAATTATTATTGGTCGAACTAGAAAAGGACCCGCTAACAAACCAGTAAAAGTTCGCAACCTTGACGACTTCGTGTCTGTATTTGGACTACCAATACCTGGCGGTAACGGTATACAAGGTGATATGTGGCGAGACGGCAACATGACCGGCCCCACCTATGCATCCTATGCTGCACAAGCTTGGTTGGCATCAGAAGAATCTCCAGTCACTATTGTTAGACTAGCTGGTGAGCAAAAGACTGGTGCTACTGGATTTGGTGTAGCTGGTTGGGAACTTCCAAAGGATCCCTCGGCAACTCCAGGTGACAATGCTACTGCTTATGGTTTATTTCTATGTGCCTCAGGTGCAACAGACTTTGGGACAGGATCGCTTGCTGCTGTGTTTTATGCTAACAGTGGATATTTGACTCTCGATGGTACAAAAGCATCTACCAGTATTCCCAGCACAAAAGAAGCTGGGACTTTTATTAAAAGTGTTGGATCAAATTGTGAATTTACTCTTCAAGCTTACACAGCAGGATCAGTAGCTAGCGATAATCTTACCTTTAATTTTAGTAGAAACTCTTCAAAATACATACGTTCAGTATTCAACACAAACCCTCAGTTGGTTAATACAACGACTGTTGCAACTGCTCAACAAAAAACTTATTGGCTTGGCGAGTCATTTGCTCGTGAAGTCTCAACTCTTACGTCAGCTGCCGCAGGTGAAGTATATGGAATGTTGTTACCACTTGAAAGTGGATCAGTTAACTGGTCGGATCACAAAGAGGGCTCAAAAGAAGCTTACTCTGGATACGTCATATGTCAGCAAGAAAAGACTCAACAAGACTTGTTTAGATTCAAGTCCCTTCACGTTGGTCAAGAAATTGAAAAAAATTACATGATTGCAATTGAAGACATACTTGAGCCGTCAAATCCAACCGTCAATGCTTTTGGAACATTTACCGTAGCTATCAAGAATATTGCGGGTCAAACAATCGAACGCTATGCTGGTTGTAACTTAAACCCTTCTTCTCCGGACTTCCTTTCTAAAAGAATCGGAGATCAATACCAATTGTGGAGCGACACAGATCGTCGTTACAGAACTTATGGAGACTTCCAAAACCAATCAGACATCATTTATGTCGACATGAAGCAATTCATTAAAGACGGTGGTGGACAAGGACTACTACCTGCTGGCTTCAAAGGACCTGTTAGACCTAAAGGATTTACTTTAGCTTATGGGTCAAAAGGTGCAAACACTTTTGGTGATGATACGAATACTGGCGTTAAAGCAACAGCAACTCTTCAAATTAATAGCACTACCAAGATTAAGACTGGAGACGGTGCAATTCTTTCAAATGGTACAGTCTCCGCTAACGGTGGTGTTTTTGTCACGTCACTAGTAGCATCCGATCTAGATTCTGACTCTTTCAGTATTGTTTTCGCAAATGAAGCCATCAATGAAACAACAGATAGAAGTGGAGCCGTACTTAAGAGTCGAACAATTGAAGTTGTCTTTCAAAATATGGTCAGTGTCGCAGCAACAAATCCCGGAACAGATCAAATTTTCATTGCTGCTCAAGCGGGCGGTAGCGGAAACTATGCCAGTAAAGCCGAGTTAGCTCAGATGATTGTCAATGCATTGACAGCTAAACAAGATGACGCTCTTGTAACTGCTAGTGGTCGAGCATTTTCAGCAGCCATTAAATATGGTACCACTGCTGCTAATATTGCCGTACCTACAAATGGTGGAGACCTTGGTTCCGTATTTGAAGCAAGCGTAGTAAATACTGATGGTGTTAAAATCCAACTACGTGGATCTCAAACTTCTGTGGGAGCCAACCTTGGTGCTTATGGTGGGGCATGGGCTAGCGCTACTTCAATAGCTAAAATAACTATTGCCCAAACCACGCTAGGAACTACTGCTGGTGGTGCAACTCAAACATTTACAGCAGGGAATGCCACTGGTGCTACAACTGTGACCTTACAGAGCTTGATAGGTACCGAAACAGCTAAGACAGCTAATGCTGACTTCTTTGTCAATGGACACCAAACAGCGGGAACAGCAAACAACAGCACTGCTACGAATCTTGAAGTTGCCTTAGAAGCGGTTTCTGGATTTGAAGCTACTGTTTCAACCGATACAGTAACCGCAGAAGTGATAACTCCTGGAAATTCTGGTAATGATGCCAAAATAAAATTTGCTAATGCATTAGCAGGTGCATTTACAAACCAAGGTGTTGCTGACGACGATGACCAAAACTTCACCGGTGGAAGTGATACAGACGATTTTGATGGAGCATTCGTCAAAGGAAACGATTCCGTTCCCGCAACTGGCGGGTCAACTACGGCATTCGTGGATGGACCTTTCAACTTCACTGCATCATTCAAATTCCCATCAATTCCTTTGAGAGCAAACGGAACTGAAGGCGGAGCAGCCGACCCTTACCGTGCTTACTACGGAATTCGCCCAGCAATTAGTTCACTATCAACTCAGCATGATCCAGATTACTGTGATTATTTGAGAAGATTGGCTGTTGGTACAGATTCATTCACTCCTGGTGACGACTTTGAACTTTCATTCACATTTACTTTGGATGATTTGGTTGTCGATACGGCAGCAAACACTGTAACTTATACAGATGCTTCCTATACAGCAGGCACTTCATATACAAAATTAAATACTTTCGGAGCACTTCTTGACAAAAATGTTCGTCAATTCTTGATGCCACTTCACGGTGGATTTGAAGGATGGGATATTACAGAGAAAGAACCATTGAGAGATGACCTAATTGGCACAACTAGAAATGATACAACGAACTATCTTCAATACACAATGAACAAGGCACTAGACTCTGTTCTAGATCCAGAAGTAGTTCCGGCAAACCTCATTCTTATGCCAGGAATTAGAAAACCTTTAATAACTGATAGAATAATCTCAACTGCTGAAAGTAGAAAAGATGTTCTTGCAATTATTGACCTTGAGAATGACTATAAGCCAAGCGCTGAAAGAAGAACTCAAGATACAGATTCTAATTCACTTGGAAGTGTAACCGATGCAGTGGCTTCAATTAAGACTAGAAATTTAAATTCTTCTTATGCTTCGACATTTTACCCATGGGTTCAAGTCTCTGATAATTTGAACAACAAAGAGCTGGTTTGGATCCCACCATCTGTTGCAGCCCTAGGCGCATTTGGTAAATCTCAAGCGCAATCAGAATTGTGGTTTGCTCCTGCAGGATTTAATCGCGGAGGTCTCGGATTCCTAGGTGGTAATCGTGGACCAAAAGTTCTTCAAGCAAGACAACGTCTTGACTCTAAAGAAAGAGATTCTTTGTACGAAGTTAACATTAATCCAATTGCAACATTCCCTGCTGAAGGCGTTGTAATCTTTGGTCAGAAAACCCTTCAAGCAGATCAATCCGCTCTTGATCGTATTAATGTCCGTCGCTTACTTCTTTTCTTAAAAGCAGAAGTGTCTGATATTTCTAGAAAACTATTGTTTGACAACAACCTTGAAACAACTTGGAATCGATTTAAAGGACAAGTTGAACCAATTTTGTCTAGCACCAAAGCTAGATTCGGGTTGTCAGACTACAAATTAATATTGGATGAAACCACCACAACTGCTGATTTGATTGATCGCAACATCATGTATGCTAAGATCTATATCAAGCCAGCCCGTGCGATTGAATATATTGTTGTTGACTTTGTCATCACAAAAACCGGTGCAGATTTCGTCTAAACCACTAATTAAGAATAAATAGGAGATAATTATCATGGCATTTTGGGGAGAAACATTAAGTGCAGCTGCACAAGATCCAAAGAGAAAGTTTAGGTTTAAAGTTTTATTCGGTGGAGGCACAAGTCCAGAGACAGCTAACCAAGTAATTTGGTGGGCAAAGTCTGTCGACAAGCCGAAGATGACCGTAGATCCAACTGAGCATAAATTTATGGGACATACATTTAAGTACCCGGGAAGCGTTAAGTGGGAAGATATCAACCTTACATTGGTAGATCCTGTAAGTCCAGACGCGGCTAAGCAAACTTTAGAAATTATGAGCCAAGCCGGCTATGTGTTTCCTGAGTCTGGTTACGTAAACGGTAGCCCTTTAGCTATGAACACTATGAATAAAGCAAAGGCTGTTGATGCACTTGGAACATTCCAGATAATTCAACTTGATTCAGTGGGTACTGCAGTTGAAACGTGGACACTACACAATCCATTCTTTACCTCTGTTGCTTTCAGTGACCTTTCATATGATTCAGATGACCTTTCGGACATAGCGTTGACAGTTATGTATGACTGGGCACAACTCAAGACTGAAGACGGCTATAAATTTCAGCTTCCAGGTGGAGCATAGTAAGGAGTCTTAAGTGAGCTGGTGGTCTAATAGAGAAACAGAGCCAAAAAGAAAAAACAAGTTTTATGTATCGATTGGGACGGGAGGCATTTTGTATTCCGTCTCGTCTGTCTCTAAGCCGTCAGTGAGTATTGAGGCTAAGGAATACAAATTAATCAATCACTTTTACAAGTATCCCGGGATTCCCAAATGGGAGAGTATAAGCATCAAATTTGTTGATGCCGGCATTTGGGGATCAGGAATAACAAAAGTTGGCGCCAAGGAATTGGAATCGAATCCTAGAGCCACTAGTAAAACCCTGTGGGAAATGTTGTTAGCATCAGGTTACGTAACACCCAGTAATACAGCCAGTGCTAATCCTGAACTATCTAGGGTTGTATCGCCAGAGAAAGCTGCGATGATCGATCTATCATTTGGATCGTCAGCAAGTCCAACCGATGGCTCTGTATTTAAGATCCATCAGGTAAACGGCAATGGTGATCCGACTGAAGTGTGGACCATATACAATCCATTGATTACAAAAGTATCATGGGGAGACTTGGACTACGGAGACGACGGACTCGTAGAATACACGCTAGACGTGGCCTATGACTGGGCTGAATTAACAGAAAAGTAAACTCGGAGATTAAATGAGAAGAAACAATGAAGACCGATTAATGGGCGGTCACAAACCAACCCCATCAGAGGATGCGCCGCAAATGGCAAATCCAATGGATTTCGTTACGCCAAGCGAATTTGTACAATTGCCTTCAAAGGGAAGATATCCAGAAGAGCATCCGCTCCATGGAAAGGACTCTGTCGAAATTAGGTACATGACAGCAAAAGACGAAGACATTCTAACGAACAGATCGTTGCTTAAAAAAGGCTTAGCCATTGACAGACTCATTCAAAACATTATTAAAGACAAATCGATTGATGCAAGGTCAATGTACATCGGAGACAGAAACGCAATTATAATTCATGCTAGAGCTTCAGCGTATGGTGCCGAATACAAGACATCCGTTGTATGTCCAGCATGTGGTGAGACTTCTAAGTTCAAATTCAACCTCGCAGACCACGAAGAATACCATGGCGATGAAATCGAAGGAACAGACATCCAAGACAACGAAGACGGAACCTTTTCAGTTACTCTGCCATTGTCCAGTATTGTTGCTCGTATACGCCCGCTAACGGGTCAAGACGAG